AATGATATTATTAGTTGATGCAGATTCTTTAATTTTTAGTGCGTGTTATCGTAAAAAATTGCACCCTGAAGATTATCCATACTTTACAGAGTTACAAGATGCAGTTGCAAAATTTGATGAAGTGTTTACATCAATGATAAATGACATTGAAGAAATGTATGAAGTAGATCGTGTGATCGTTTTTAATGGTGCTAGGGGAAACTTTAGAAAGATAATAACCCCTAAATATAAAGCGAACAGAACAGGTGCAGAAAAGCCGCCATTGTTGTTTGATTTGCATAACTATGTATCAAAACAATATGATTCAATAAATGCACACGGAGTTGAAACAGACGATGCAGTTGCAAGATATTGGTTTGAAATATCAGAAGTGATGGGTAGGGATGAAGTGATGATTGTAAGCCTTGACAAAGACTATAAACAGTTTCCTTGCCTTTATTATAATTATCATCATAAGCATAAAGTTGTTTTGGATATAACACCAGAAGAAGCGAGATACAACTTCTATGAACAAATGATTGCCGGAGATACTGCAGATAATGTTAATTATTTTATTGGAAAAGGTGTTAAGTTTGCAAAAAATTACTACAAAGATTGTCAAACAGATTATCAATACAGAAGAAAATTGTACGAATTATTTAAACAAGAATACAAATCAAAAGCAAAAGAAAAATATTCTGAATGCTATAATTTATTAAAATTAAGAACTAAATGAAATTTACGGAGATACAAAAATATGTCAACGAACATTTTAAACTAGACATCACAAAAAAAACTAGAATTAAAAATTATGTAGAAGCAAGATATATTTATTTCAAACTATGTCAAGACTTTGGAGAAACCAGAACGCTATCTTCAATAGGTCAAAGTATTAACAAAGATCACGCTACTGTGTTACACGGATTAAAAACAATTAGCGATTGGATGCTCTATGATCAAAAACTTTTAAATGATTACGAAACATTATATAAATTTTTAAGGAAAATAAATAATATAAAATCATCTAAAGAAACTTTGTATTTTTCATTAGCAAAAAAAATGGATAAAATGAATTCAACTATAAAAAAACTAGAAACAAAAGTCAAAGAATATGAAAGTCAAAATCACTGAAATAAAAACAAATCCTGACAATCCTAGATTAATAAAGGATAATAAGTTTAAAAAACTAGTACAAAGCATTAAAGAATTTCCAGAAATGCTAGAAAAAAGACCTATTGTTGTGGATGAAAATATGATGATACTTGGTGGCAATATGCGATTTAAGGCAAGCCAAGAACTAGGATTAAAAGAATTATACGTTATAATAGCAGAGGGTTGGAGTGATGAACAGAAAAAAGAATTTGTAATAAAAGACAATAGTAATTTTGGAGAATGGGATTGGGATATACTTGCAAATGAATGGGATAATAAAAAGTTAATTGATTGGGGAATTGATTTACCTATATTAAATGAGAAATTACAAATTGAAAATGGTGAAGAACCAGAAATTGAAATTACAGAAGAAATTTTAGAAGAACATAATTATTTGGTTTTTACTTTTGATAATCAATTAGATTGGCAAGTAGTGAAAGAAATATTTAATATTGTAACGGTTGCAAAAGCAGGATATACAGATACATATATGCAAAAAGGAATTGGCAGAGTAAAATCTGGAAAACTTTTAATTGAAGCTATAAACAAAAAATAATGGATTATAAAGTATACATTCCTTCAAAAGGTAGAGCAGGAAAAGTAACAAGTCACAAATTATTTAAAGAAAGTACTATTATTTGTCCAGAAAGTGAAGAAAAAAACTATAAAGATCATCACAAAAATGTTATAGGAGTACCAGATCAAGTAAAGGGAATAACTCCCACAAGAAATTGGATTTTAAACAATATTAATGATGATTGGCACGTGCAAGTTGATGATGATGCATTAAGTTTTCATATGTTTGAAAAAGGAAAAAAACAAACATTTATAGATCAAGACAAAATACATAAAATACTAGATAATCAATTTAATTTATGTGATGGATGGGGTTTAAAAGTTTGGGGATTTGCTTTAGCGGCAGATTACAAATTTTATAGAGAATACACCCCTTTCAGTACACAGGGAGTTATAGGTGCAAATATTATTGGTATAATAAAAAATGATTTAAGATTTGATGAAAGATTAAAAGTAAAAGAAGATTATGATTACTCAATGCAAAATATTGCAAAATATACAGGTGCATTAAGATGTATGAAATATGGAATTGATGTAATTCATTTAACAAACGAAGGGGGTTGTGTTTCTTATAGAACAAAAGATGTAGAAATGCAGGCTTATTCAGTTCTTTTAAAAAAATGGGGGAAAAAAGTTGTAAAATTACAAAATAATAAAAATTTCTTAAAAATGAGATCACCAAGAAAAGGAGTATAAAATGAACAAAAGCGAACACAAAAAAAAGGCATTACTAGAAGCATTGGAAAAAACATTGGGGGTTGTTACAACAGCTTGCAAACAAGTAGGCATAGGCAGAACTATGTTCTATGAATATATGAAAGATACATTATTTGCAAAACAAGTAGATGACATTTCTAATATTGCACTAGACTTTGCTGAAAGTCAATTACATAAACAAATAAGAGATGGTAATACAGCAGCTACTATATTCTATTTAAAAACAAAAGGTAAACGCAGGGGTTATGTAGAACGACAGGAAATAACAGGTGCAGAAGGATTACCAAATGACATAAAAATTGAGATCATTAGAAACAAAGATAGCGACTAATGTAGTCTGTGATCATCTTTTATATTCAGACAAAAAAATCACCATCGAACAAGGTGGAACTAGATCAGGTAAAACTTACAATATACTGATTTGGTTAATATTTTTTTATGCACCTAGCAATCATAATAAAGTAATTACTATTTGCCGAAAGACATTCCCATCATTACGTGCAACTGTGATGCGTGATTTTTTAGATATTATAAAAAGTCAAGGAATGTATAGCGAAGAAAACCACAACAAAAGTAGTTCTGAATATATGCTTTACAATTGTTTGGTTGAGTTTATATCGTTAGATGAACCAAGAAAAGTGCGTGGACGTAAAAGGGATTTGCTGTTTATTAACGAAGCGAATGATCTTACGTTTGAAGATTGGCAACAATTAATATTTAGAACTAAAGAAAAAATAATAATAGATTATAACCCTTCAGATGAATTCCATTGGATATATGACAAAGTAAAAGTAAGGGAAGATGCTGATTTTTATATCACAACTTTTAACGATAATCCATTTTTAGAAGAATCTATAAAAGATGAAATAAGACGTTTAAAAGACACGGATGAAAATTATTGGCGTATATATGGGTTGGGAGAAATTGGAACCGGTAGAAGCCTTATATTTAACTCACACGTATGTGATAGCATTCCACAAGAAGCTAAGTTTTTATCTTATGGTATGGACTTTGGATATACAAACGATCCAACTACGTTGATAGGTGTTTGGAAACACGACACCAATTTATACATCAAAGAATATCTTTACAGAACAGGAATGACCAACCAAGATATTGCAAAAGAACTAGAAAGAATAGGATTAAATAGACGTGATGAAATTTATGCAGACAGCGCAGAACCAAAATCAATAGAAGAAATATACAGATTTGGTTGGAATATGAAACCTGCAACAAAAGGCAGGGATTCTATAAACATAGGGATAGATACTTTAAAACGATACAAACTGTTTGTTACAAAAGATAGCCTAAACACAATCAAAGAATTTAGAAACTATAAATGGAAAGAAGATAAAAATGGTAACGTATTAAATGTTCCTATTGATACAAACAACCACAGCATTGATGCAATACGCTATGGAACTTACAGCAAATTATCCAGACCAAACTATGGTAAATACGCTATCAGATAAAAAAAAGTTATTATTTTTTTGTTTATAAATATTTTTTATTATATTTGATCTATAATTAAAAACAATAGAAAATGAAAAATTTAGTAACTCAATTAGAAAACAGAAAAAAATCTTTAGAATTTCAAACAAGGATGCATACAGGTCTTGTATCTCACAATTACATTGTTGAGGTTGGTGCATATACTGTTGCAAGTGAAAAAGGAAAATCTAAACTTGTTAATATTGCAAGTGGTAAATTACCTAGCCAATGGACTATTGAAGGTGTAAAAGAAATCAAACAAAAATGTAGCTGGGATAATATGCTTGGAAACAAGATGGAAATTAAAGCGATACCTTATAAAGATTGGTATGCTAAAGAATTGAAATCTGTAAACGAAACATTACAAATCTTTAAAAAATAATAATTATAAATAATGGGGGTGTAAAAACCCCCTTTTAAAAAACAAAATTATGGATTTACAAGAACAACTAGACACAGCAGAAAAAAGAAGTGATAATGCTTATACAGTAGGCAAAGTCAAAGGTATGCTAAGACTGTTAAAAAGCACACCTACAATTGGAATCACAGGCACCTTTCATCAGATTGATAAGATCATTGATGAACTAGACAACATTAAATTATAATATGGTGCAAATACCATTTACGTATGATGATTTTAATTACTGTGTGCAGATAGCAGAATTAAGAACCTCTACAAATAATTATTATAAAATTGCAGAGCCAAGACAAATAGAAAAAAAAATTTCAGTACCTAAAAAACATTACATTGGTGCAATCGGAGAATTAGCTTACAGTAAATATTCTGGATTGCCTATTGATACTCAAGCATATATTTATGGAGATGATGGTACTGATTTTAAAAATGGTGTAGATGTTAAATCTAGTATGATAAATACTTGCCCTAATTTATTATTAAAAAAAGAATTTATGCGTGATACTGCAAAGTATTATGTTTTATCTTGGATCAACCACGATGATGTTTATTTGATTGGATGGATTAGCAAAGAAGAATTTAATTCTAAATGTAAAGTCGTAAATTATGGCAAAGGAGATTCATTAAGACTTGATCATAAACTTTTAAAACCTATGCATTTGTTATAATATTTTTCGTGTTATTGTTTTTAGGAAAATTGGGTATCTTTACAGGTACCCTTTTTTTTTGCACAAATATTAAATACATACGTTATATTATTATGGAACTTAAAGTACAGATACCAGATCAATTAAGCGAGATTACAATCACTCAATATTCTGCATACTTAAATATCATAGAGCAGTTTGAGAAAATGAAAGAACAGAATAAAAATTCAGATGTCTTTTATTTATTAAAAACACTAGAAATATTTACAGGTATAAACTACCAAGATGGAATGAAGTTGAGGTTGACTGATGTTAAAAAGATAATTTTAAAAATAGAAAAACTATTATCTGAAAAGCCTGAATTAATTAGATCATTTAAACTAGGCGATACAACATTTGGATTCATTCCAAAACTAGACGATATGACATTCGGCGAATATGTAGACCTAGATACAAACATTTCTAATTGGGATAATATGCACAAAGCAATGGCTGTGTTATATAGACCTATTAAACTAAAGAAAAAAGGATTATACCTTATTGAAGATTACAAGGGCGATGCCTATCACGAAGCAATGAAACTGATGCCTTTAGATGTTGCCTTTAGTTCGCTGATTTTTTTTTATCATTTAGGGATGGACTTGTCGATAGGTATGACGAAATTTTTGGAGAAAGCGAAAGCGAAACCAGAGTTGACGGAATCTCAAATTTTTCTAGAAAATGGGGATGGCATCAATCAATCTATTCTCTCGCTAAAGGGGATGTTACAAGATATGAAGCTATAAGTAAAATGAATATAAACACCTGCTTTTTGCATTTGTGTTTTGAAAAAGAAAAAACAGATTTGGAAAATCAACAGATTAAAAAAAGTTTTAAAAGATGAACGAAGGCGCAACAGCTTTTTATAGAGTTACACAAACTATCAAGGATGAACTGATTAGCAATGCACACGTTAATACAGTTACCTATGGAGATATTACAAAAATAGATTTAAGTAAGCAAACAATATTTCCGTTGTCGCACGTGATGGTAAATACTGTAACACAAGTTGAAAGGCTTTTAAATTTTAACATTACTGTTTTTACAATGGATGTTGTGGATTTCTCAAAAGATGCTACAACAGATATTTTTCTAGACAACAGCAATGAACAAGATGTTTTAAATACGCAACTGTTTGTGTCTAATAGAATGGTTGAAAAATTAAGGTCTGGAACTTTATACCTAAACAAATACCAATTAGATGGCAACGCAAGTTGTGAACCTTTTGTAGATAGGTTTGAAAATGAAATAGCAGGGTGGGCAACTACTTTTTCGATATTAGTGCAAAATGATGTAGACAATGAAATATGATAATTTAAAACTAGCACTAGAAAAGTATCGTGACCTTGTAATTGAGGAATCTAAAAATAACCTCTCTAGGGAAAAGAAAAAAAATAGTGGGGGGTTATATGATAAAATTAAAGGAACGTCCGTTAGAGTGTCTAAAAACAGCTTAGAATTTAATATAGAGATGCCTTTCTACGGAACATTTGTTGACAAGGGTGTATCCGGTACAATTACAAAATATAATACTCCATATAAATACACAAATAAAAAGCCACCTGCATTGATAGATTGGGTTACAAAAAAACGATTTCAGTTCCAAGATAAAAAAGGCAGATTTTTAAGTTACAAAAGCACAGCATTTGCAGTTCGTGAAATAATATACAAATACGGTATTAAGCCAAGTTTGTTTTTTACAAAACCATTTGAGAAATATTTTAAAAATATACCACAAGAAATCACAGATGCATTTGGACTAGACGTAAGCAATTTTATGTCGTTTCTTATAAAACAAAACTTCAGAAATAATGACTAAAATAAATGCACGTTCACCATTTTTCGCATCGTTTAGCACACCGACAAAACCATCACCTGCATTCACTTGTGATATCGCAAAAGGTACAGGACTAAGTATAAGTCAAGAAGGTATAATTACTTTACCACAATTTGATCAAGGTGTTTTAGATTCTTTTACAAGTACTGATTCAGGATTTGCTGATGGCAAATATGCTGTTGTAACAAGCGACACATTAAGAACATTAACTTTTAAAATTGTTATACCATCTGGATTTAGTAATTCTGCGGATGCTTTTTTTAATTGTGATTTAACATTTACACAACCAAAAAGGGTAACAAGTGGTACTACACCTAGTTGTTCAGGTGGACCAACTGTAAATGGAAGTGTACCTACACAAACATTAAACTCTGGTGGCAATACTGTAACTGTGAATCTAGCATCGTTTTTTAATCAAGGCAGTTCAGCAATAGCAGGATTTACTATCAATAATAATCACACAAGTTTTATGCAGGCATCTGTAACTTCATCTACACTGACAATAACTTCTTTGGGAGTAGGTGGTACAAAAAAACTTTATGTTTCTGCTTTTGATAATGACGTAAACACTTGTCGACCTGTGCAAACTATTACCGTAACCATAAATGCAAGTACAGCATTCGCTTGTGCAGACGCAGGGTTAAAAGGTGGATTTATATCACAAAGCGGTGTTATAACTGATCCTGATTTAGTAGGTACAATTACAGCTAGAAAATTAACATCTGGTGGATCAACAATTACTAATGCAGGTGCTAATAGTGCTAGTGGATCAATTACTAAAAGCATATTTTTTGATATTACAGCACCATTAAATTATACTAATTCTGGTGCTACGATAGAATGTGAATTGGTAATGACACAAGCAGGAACAGGTCAATCTGCTTTTGGTTGTGGAGATCTTATATTGACAGAACAAGGTGTTTATACTGATGGCTCAATAAAAAAAGGTAAAATAAATACAGGAACAATAGTAAGTTTTAGTCCTCCAGATTTTGGTATTGTAAGCACAAAAACAGACCGAACAATAGATTTTACAATTACTGCACCTAGTGGTTTTTCTAATTCAGGTGCTAATATAGTTTGCTCTAAATTAGTATCACAACCACCGGAACTTAATGTATGTAATTTTGATGGTGGTGGCACTTATTATATTGATACCACACCCTTTTCTGATCCTACTTTAATATGCGAAGAAATAGGTGTTAGAGCAAGAACGGAAGTATTTTGTACTAGCGAAGAAATAGATACTGCATACGGACACACAGTTTGCCGAAATAATCAACCAATGAAAGGTTTTAGTCAATATTATGTGGTGAGTGATTTTATAAATAACAACATAGCAAAATCAAATTCAGGTACTTTTTATATTTGGGGAATAGGCAACAATGGAGTTATTGAAGCTGTATATGAATGGGATTGCGGAACTGGTGGACAAGGACAAGGATTTTCAATTTAATTAATATGGCAACTTTAAAAACAGCAAATTTAGAAATATATATTTATACAGGAACCTCTGGTGGTTATAGTGATACTGATTTAAAATATACTTTACAAAAAGAAATAATATCAGGCGAAACTAAAATAGTATTTGAGTTTGCAGAGTTGGTTAGGGATTATTTGACGATGACTTTTAATGATGATTATACATCCATTGCTGTTTGGGTTACAACTATTGCAACATTAGTAGATGAAACAGGTGTAACGTTTACTTATGGCAGTCCTGTAACTAGCACATATCTAGCACTCGATGGTTATGGTTATTATGAAGAAGAAATAAATCCACAAGGTTCTACAAATGCTTTAATTACAACTAATAATATTTATCTGCCAGAAGGAACTGCAGGAAAATTACCATTGTATGCACCTGGAGTTGGTAAAATAATTATTGATAGCGCAACTACTCAAATAACAGATAGTGGAAACAGCAATCAGAAAATACAATATGCTACAATACCTGCAGATAGTTCAGAAATAAAAGTTTACGATACTGACGATACCACACTTAAAAAAACTATTACGGTAATAAATGTATGCGAACCAAAATTCACAAGCTACAAAATCACTTTCGTAAACAAACACGGAGCATTCCAAGATTTGTATATGTTTAAAAAGACTGTTGAAAGTTTTAATGTAACAGATGAAAAATACCAAAGCAATAATATAAGCAATGCAACTGTAACCTATAACACTTATAATCCGCAACAAACTAGATACAATATAAATGCCAAAACAAAACTAAAATTAAACACAGGGTTTATGGTTGAGGATGCAAACAGCACTATTGAAGAATTGTTTTTATCAAAAAATATATGGATTAGATATGAAAGCAAAACTTTGCCTGTGATACCTACAAGCAAAGACTTTACATTTAAAACTAGCTTGAATGACAAATTAATAAACCACACTATTGACTTTGAGTTTGCATTTAACAAGATAAATAATGTCAGATGATAGGACTACAACTTTATGTAGAAAACCAATTGGTTGAAATGTTTGATGATGAAAGCGTAACGCTGACACAAACTATTCAAGACGTAAGAAATATAGATAAAATATTTAGTGATTTTAGCAAAACCTTTTCAGTTCCTGCAAGTGAAACCAATAATAAAATATTTAAACACTTTTATAATTTTGAAATATTAGAGGGATTCGATGCACGAAAAAAAATAGATGCTGAATTATATTTAAACTACAAGCTGTTTAAAAAAGGTAAAATAAAACTAGAGGGAACAAGTCTAAAAATAAACAAACCCCACACATACAGACTAACATTTTTTGGTAATACTGTAAGCCTTAAAGATAAAATAGGTGATGCAACTTTGTCTGATTTGCCAAGCCTTACAGCTTTAGAATTTGAATATACAGATGCAAATATCAAATCATTATTAAGTACTGCTCAATCAAAAACTATGGATGGTGTGGTATTTCCAGAAGTTTTATTAGTGCCATTAATTACACATACTAAAAGATTAATATATAATTCTGGTGATTCAGTAGCCAATACAGATACATTAGCAAATATTGCATACAATAATGTAGGTGCAAACAAGGGTGTTGAGTTTGATCAATTAAAACCTGCAATTAGAGTACACGCTATTATAAAAGCCATAGAACGAAAGTTTTTTTTAGAAGATGGTTTTTCATTTACAAAAGATTTTTTTGCTAGTAGCAACCCTACTTATTACAATTTGTTTTTGTGGTTACATAATAAAGTTGGCGGGATGTTTAATGATCAACCGGAACAGGTAAAATTTACTGATTTTAGAGAGGTTGGAAAAAAGGGTTCAAAGAAAAATTCTGTTATAGATATTTATAAAAATTTCTTTATAAACAGAAGTAGGTTATCAAAAAGAACACACAACAGAAGAATTAGAGAATTAAAAATTAATGTTTCATCATCTAATCCTGCTGCAAAATATAATTTATACCTCTACAAAAATGGTGAACTAGAAAAAGAATTTAAAGAATTAACAGGGGATTCATTTCCGCAAGATTATACAGAAATACCATTAGGCAGTTATACTTTCGCAATAGAAACTAGCACAGCAGCAACATATACGCTTGAAGCTAGTGTAAAAAGTACGATGGGTAGGATAACTTTTAAAGGCACAGCCAGAGTTATATCAAACAAAAAAGTACAAATAACTGAACAGCTACCAAAAATTAAAATTATAGACTTCCTGACCGGCATCTTCAAGATGTTCAATTTAACAGCTTTTATACAGGATGATAAAAAAATTAAAATACAAACCTTAGATAGTTTCTACGATAACAATACAACATTCACAGATATTACAGAATTTGTAGATAAAGAATCGTCAACTGTAGATAGCGTATTACCATACAAACAAATTAATTTTAGTTATAAAGGTGATAAAAGTTTTATGGCATCTAATTTCGAACAAATATTTAATCGTAAATGGGGTACGCTAAATTATAATGCCGGAGAAAAATTTGATGGTCAAGTGTATGATATTAAATTGCCCTTTGATCACTTTATGTTTGAAAGATTGAGTAATGTAACAGGTGGTGCTCAAACAAGCATACAATGGGGATGGAGTGCAGACGATAAACAAGGTAGTTATTTACCAGATCCTTTGTTGTTTTATCCAATTTTAAATTCAGGAACAAATATAAGTTTCGTAGATGCAAATGGTTTTGATTCAGAGGTTACATCTTATTTTGTGCCATCTAATTCTGTTTATTTAAGCAATTCTTTAAATGAAGATTCTAGCGATAACATAAATTTTAATGCTGAAACAAATGAATATCAAGGCACACCATTTAATAAATCGTTATTTGAGAAATATTATAAAAAATATATAAAAGATATATTTGATGTACGTAGAAGATTGACAAAATTAAAAGCCTATTTGCCTGTTTCTGTTATACAGAATTTAACACTAGCAGACAAAATAGTTATATTTAACAAGGTATATAAGATAAATAAAATTGTTACAAATTTTGAAAATTTATTAAGTGATTTAGAATTAATAAACACAACCACAGAACAAATTGCTGTTATACCTAGCAAATTTTTACCTGTACCCACAAATGAAGCAACAAGTGCAGATTCAACAGATATTTTTGTAGATAATGGAATTGTTACGGTAGATAAATTTAACAACTTTGAGGGATTAGAAGTAATTAGCACAACAGAAGTAGTGCCGGAAGATGTAAGCGTACCAAATATCCCACAAGTAATTATTAGTGATGTAGCACTTACAGTTACACCGCCGACATTAACATACCTTACAACTGCACCCACAAGTTCTGTCGTTACTATTTCATTTACAGTTACTACATTAGGCAAGGTTGGTTCTACTTCGCAAATAGATGAATATGGATTTTTCTATTCAACTACAAAATCGCATTTAAGTTCTGATAGTATAACAACATTAAAAGCAGGATCAGCGACTAATATAAAATACGATACTACACCACAAAATAAAAACACATTATCTGGAAATATAAAATACCAAATTACAGGATTATCTGCAGGCGATACAATTTATTATAGATTCTATGGTAAAACCACAAATGACACATCGTTTGATGTAGCTAGTGGTGAAATGCTAAGTCCTGTATTGTTTGAACAAGCAACTCCAAGCATTAGTTTTACAACCACAACATCTGTATATAGTTATCACGTGATGAAACCAGACGGAAGTGCTTTTGCTACCGGCAACTCAACATTTAGAATTAAAAATGGTGATGGCACTTTCTTTGATGTAAAAGGAATCAGCGGTGGTGTTTTATATTCTTTTGTTGTGCCGGTGCTTATTGAGGGTGATGCTGTGAGTTTTGAACAAAGATTTCAAGGTGTAGATTTTACAGGTATTGCAGTACAAGGTAGTCTTTATCAATATGACAAAGTAACACAAAATCAATTTGACAGAGAATTAGATACTTGTGGGTATGATGCAAATAGTCGTTTTACTGCTGAAAATTATGCAAAAAATTCTTCACAAACAGGTTCAACTTTACCTAACGGAAAAAGATTAACAAGATTAGGATTTTATAATTCAGGTGATAGTACCGAAACAGATTTTGCTTGTCAAACAAATAGACCATTAAAAGAAGGATACGGATTATATCAAATACCAGACGATCAATTCGGTGTATATCAAAGAAATACAGAAAGTAATAAATTGCTTTATGCACCAGATGGATTTTATGCTTTTTATGATTCTAACCAAAATGGATGTTACGCACCCGGTGAGGGTGTTTCAGGTTCAGTTGTAGATGGGATAGTAACTAAAGTACAAACATTTTACTAATGATAGATAATATTTTAACATTGCTAGAACTAGCAAAAGAACAAGACATACGAAGTGACAACATTGATCAAGCATTAGGTAAATATAAATTACCTATCAGTTTTGCAGATGTAAAGAACAGTTTAAAACTAAAAAAATGACCGAAGAAAATATCCGCTTAAATATAGATGTGCAAAGTGCAACAAAAGCGATTGGCAAACTTACAGACCAAATGGAAGATTTTAAAGATGAAACCCAAGAATCTTTAAATGCTATAAATGAAACCAACCAAAAAGGCAATAAAGGTTTAGCAAAATTAGGCAAGACAGTAAAGGGTGTCGGCAAAGGTTTTAAAGGTGCAGGATTAGCAGCAAAGGCATTTATTGCAGGTCTAGGATTAAAGATATTCGAAAAGTTTACAGAAATATTAATGCAAAATCAAACCATTGTAGATGGATTGGGTGTTGCGTTTGGAACTGTATCTGCTGTATTTACAAAAGTTATTGATGCTGTTATAGATGCAAGTAATGAATTTACAGCCTTGGGAGATATTGTTAAAAATTCTGTAATGGTGCCTGTTAATCTTTTAAAGACTTCAATATTCGGTGTGCAAACAGGATTATTAAGGGCGCAACTTGCTTGGGAAAAATCATTTCTAGGCGGTCAAGATGCTGATAAAATAAAAGAATTACAAGCAGACATTGATAGGGTTGATAATAAAGTTGTAGGTGCAGCCAAAGGTCTTTCAGATAACGTTGTAGGCATCGGTAAGGGTTTTATTCAAACAGGAAAGGAATTAGGCGACTTTACTACAAAAGCTGTGGAAAACGTATCTAAAATATCTGCAACGCAAGAACTAGCTAATCAAGAAAGAATACAACAATTAAAAAACGAAACAGAATTAGCATTAGCAGAAAATGATAAATTACAATTTAAATATCAACTCGCAGCAGAAAGGCAAAGGCAAATTAGAGATGATGTAACAGCATCATTAGATGATAGAATAAAAGCAAATAATGAATTAAAAAATATACTTGATGAACAATCTTCATTACAATTAGCAAACGCACAAAAAGCATTAGAATTAGCACAAGCAGAACTTGCAGCCAATCCTAACTTAATAGCTAATAAAACTGCTTTAATAGAAGCAGAAAAAAATATTTTAGATGTTAAAGAAAGCATTGCAGGGTTTGAATCAGAACAAAAGGTTAATCGTGAGGGATTAGAACTAGAAGAAATTGAATTAATAAATAGTAAATCAGAAGCAGAGAATGCAAGATTAATAGCTAAAAAACAATTTAATGCAGAAGAAATAGAAGATGAACTTGAAAAATTACAAGCCTTACGTGATATTGCTCAACAAGAAAATGATCTTGAAACAGAAAGGCTACAAGCACAGATTGAAAGATTAGGCGAAGGAACACAAGCAAGGCAAGATGCTGAACAACAGTTGTTAGATTTCCAACAAGAAAAAGGATTAGAAATACAAGATTTTAATAATCAAATAAAAGAACAACAATTAGCAAATGATGAACAAGAATTAGCATCTAGTATATTATTACAAAAACAAAAGCTTGGATTAGCTGCAGATGCACTTGGTAATATCGCACAACTACTTGGAGAAAATAGTGCTGCAGGAAAAGCTGCTGCAATAGCACAGGCAACAATTAATTCTTATTTAGGGTTTACAGAAGTTTTAGCATCTAAATCAGTTTTACCTCAACCTTTTGGAACTATTGAAAAAATTGTAAGTGCTGCTGCTATATTAGCATCAGGTTTACAGACAGTTAAAAAAATTGTTGGCACCAAAACACCTGCAGGCGCAAAAGGTGGTGGAGGTGGTGGTGGCAGTCGAGGTGGTGGAGCACCTGCATCAGCACCACCGGCATTTAATATAGTTGGTGAAGCACCAGAAAATCAACTAGCAACAGCATTGGGAGAAAATGAACAGAAGCCTGTAAAAGCGTTTGTAACAAGTGGGGATGTAACAAGCGCACAATCATTAGATAGAAATATAGTAGAAAATGCGTCTATATAAATACAAATTAAAAAACTAAAACGTTATAATAGTATGAAAATAGTTGAATTAGTAATTGACGAACTAGACGAAAATAGTGGCATTGATGCGATTAGTTTAGTAGAAAACCCTGCTATTGAAGAAAACTTTTTGGCATTATCTAAAAACAAAGAATATAAGTTTGCAGAAGTAGATGCAGAAAAAAGGTTGTTAATGGGTGCTATACTTGTGCCTAATAAACCAATCTACAGGAAAGATGGGGATACAGAATACTATATATATTTTACAAAGGACACAGTCCGCAAAGCATCTGAATTATATCTGTCAAATGGAAACCAAAACAATTCTACATACGAACACTTTGAGAAAATAAATGGTGTTTCACTTGTAGAATCTTGGATTGTAGAAAATAAAGAACAAGATAAAACAGCATTGTATGGTATGGATTTGCCATTGGGTTCTTGGGTTGGTTCTGTAAAAGTTTACAATGACGAAATATGGAATGAATATGTCAAAACAGGATTGGTAAAAGGATTTAGTATTGAAGGATACTTTGCTGACAAAGCAGAACGACCTAAAGAAAAAACAAAAGACGAATTATCACAAGAAATAGAAGCAGGAAAAAAATTATTAAAAATAAAACAAGATCTGGTAAGATATACTTTTGAAACTTATAACGATTATCCACAATCTGCAAGTAACAATGCAAAAAAAGCTATAAAGTATAAAGAAGAAAATAATATTAAATGTGGAACTAGAGTTGGTTGGACTAGAGCAAGACAATTAGCTGAAAAAAAAAACATAAGTCGTGACACGATTGCAAGAATGGCTAGTTTTAAAAGACATCAAAAAAATAAAGATGTACCCTACGGCGAAGGATGTGGCGGTATTATGTGGGATGCTTGGGGTGGTGCTAGTGGTATTAATTGGGCAATAAGTAAACTTAAATCAATAGATAAATGAAATCACCTAATAACGGACGTTACAGCAGTCCAAAAAGCGGCAAACGTGGTTGTCTATGTAAAGACGGTATAAGATACAGTAGAAAGTGCTGTGATGGTTCCTATCAAGCACAAGGTATTGGTTCTATCACAAAAATTCCAAATTAAAATACAAATCTTTTTTTCGGTGCGTTATATTAATACAGAAATGTAATTAACGTTAAATATATATTTATGAAACCGACAGAAATGTTAAACAAAATTACTTCTTTGCTTTCTACAAAAGTAGAGTTAGAAAGTATGAAGTTAGAAAATGGCACAATTCTGGAAGCTGAAAATTTTACAAGCGGCGAAAACGTTTTTATCGTAACAGAAGATGAAAAAGTAGCTTTACCAATTGGCGATTATCAACTCGAAGATGGCAACACATTAATCGTTTCCGAAGAAGGAATTATAGACGATATTAAATCAGAAATGGCAGAAGAAAAAGAAGAAGTAACAGAAGAACTAGATTCACAAGTTGCTACAGGTTCAGAACCTAGGGATTTAGAAGCAGAAAAAGACACAGAAGATGTAGTTGAAAAACCTAAATCAAAATCTAAAAAAGATTTATCAGATGAAACTGAAGTACAAGAAGAAGAAAACCTCGAAGAAGAAGAAAAAGACGAAATGAATAAAATAGTCGAGGAGGTTGTGGCAGCAATGACACCAATAATTGACGAAATGAAACAGGAACTTGCTTATGTCAAAGAAGAACTAGGCAAAATGAAAGATGAAGAACTTGCAAAACAAGAAGTGCAAGAAAAATTATCTACTGAACCTGCTACAAAAGCAATCAAACATAATCCAGAAACAAAGGATGATGCAAGGCTTAATCTATTAAGCAAGAACAAAAAAGCCAATTCAACGATGGATAGGGTTTTACAACGAATGTCTAATTTTAATAAATAATCTAAATAATGGGAACATTTACTCACATTTCAAACGATGTAGAAAGAAAGTTTGAAGATCAAGAAGTAATCACCGAATCAAAAGCGATTACTGCTGCAGACAGTGGTAAAACGTTTTTAGTAAGCGGAACAGGTTACACAATTACACTACCTGTAACTACAGCAGGTGTGAATTACAAATTCAAAGTAGTAGCAGCATTTAGTACTGATATGCTAGTTCAAACTGTATCAACAGAAAGGGATACCATTAGTGGTTCCGTAATTGTTGCAGGTGCAGTTGTCGATGCAGATGCAGTCGATAGAGTTACTTTTGAGGATGGTGCAGAAAGAATCGGAGATTTCATTGAGTTATCTTCTGATGGTTCTGTATGGATGTTAAGTGGAAATGGCGCACAGTCATCTTCAATAACTGTAGGCGAACTATAATATTAATATTAAAATAATTTAAAATGGCAACAACAACTTCAATAACCACTACATATGCGGGCGAATTCGCAGGGGAATACATCTCCGCAGCATTATTGAGTGGAACAACTTTGGCTAATGATTTAATTACAATCAAGCCAAACATTAAGTATAAAGAAGTAATGAAAAAAGTCGCTTCAAATGACATCGTAAAAAATGCTAGTTGTGACTTTGATCCTACTTCAAATATTACTTTAACTGAAAGACTTCTACAGCCAGAGGAATTTCAAGTAAATTTACAACTTTGCAAAAAAGATTTTATCAACGATTGGGAAGCGATTTCAATGGGATATTCAGCATTTTCTAATATGCCAAGCAAATTTTCTGATTTCTTAATTGCTCACGTATCTGCAAAAGTAGCACAAAAACTAGAAAATAATATTTGGGGTGGTACGAATGCTAACGCAGGGGAATTTGATGGATTTAAAACTACACTTCTAGCTGATGCTGATGTAACTGACGTAGGTGCAGGTGCAGCTGTAGATTCTAGCAATGTAATCGCAAAAATGGGATTGGTAGTAGATGCTATTCC